AATTAAGCAAGAGAATAGGATTATTGAGATAAGGAAGCTGGATAAGAATAAGCCAAGGGAGTTAGTTGTTATGCTTCAGGAGATTGACGCTAAGTATAATCTGGAACGATTGTATATTGATAAGACAGGTTTGGGAGAAGGTCCATCTGACTGGATTGGTATGGAGATTGGATATGATAAGGTTGATGATATTAGATTTAGTACTGTTGGTAAGATGGATATGTATTCTAATTTGAGGGCATGGATACAGAAGAGAAAGAAGAAAGAAATAAATGGGGAGTTAGTAGATGTGCCTTGCTTAATGTTACCGGATGATAAGTTATTGTTAAGGGAAATGACAGAGTTAAGGTATGAGAAGATGCCTAATAAGACTGTTAAGATTCATCATCCGGAAGGTGGCAAGTATCATGATGACTATCCAGACGCCTTGGCATTAGCTTGTTTGTGGTTAAAAGAAGAGGAGACAGAGGAATATGATGCTTTTATTAGATAATCTTACATTATATAATTTAATTCTAATTGTTTAAAAAGTTTCTTTAATTATACTTAACGATGGAGATGACTAATGGATATTAATTCTCTTAAACAATTTGAAGGAAAGAAGGTTTCAGTTATTCTTAATAATAATAATGTTTATTCTAGTGTTGTATATCAAGTCACTACAAAAGGCACAATTGTGTTTATTGATAATAAGAATGGCCAAGAGTGTTATGTGCAATCTGATTTTGTAGCAATGCTAAGGGAGGAAAACTAGATGGGAATAACAGATATTAATTTTAGAAAGACTCAAAATGTAGCCACTACTGAAATATATGACCCAGTAATTCTTACTAGTAAAATACCTCTAATTAAAGAAGCGACTACAACTACTACAAGTGATAAGCCTGTGTTTAAAGGAGAAGTAAAACGAGACCTTATTAAGTTTCCAGTGGCTCTTGGAGAAGCACATCCTTTTGATTTTGCTATTACAGAAGGCTTGTATAAGAGTTTTGGGTTTGCTACAGGTGTCATAGATAAGTATGTTGATTTTATTGTGGGTCCTGGCTTCTTTGTGGAAAGCGAAGACGAGAGAGCTGTTGAGATTATTGAACAATGGATGCAAGATGTTAATTTTGATACAGTTTTAAGACAATGGGTTAAAGAAGCATTAGTAAAGAATGGATTTCTTGAGTTAGGTGGAAAGCCTGAAGAATCAATTAAAGGTGTTAAGGTATTGGATTCTAAATGGATGTATGTTAAAAGAGATAACAAAGGAACTGTTGAAAAGTATAATCAGTATAGAGGAGCAATTGACAGTTTTAGTAAAGATAAAGTAAATGATTTTAGTCCTCATCAAATAGCACATCTTGCATTTAATAAGATTGGTGACATGGCATATGGATTAGGAATCATTTGGCCTGGAGTTAATACAGTTAATAATCTTTTACAGAATGAAAAAGACCTTCATATGCTTATGCACAGGAAAGCTAATTCTCCATACCACATTAAGATGGGTGGTGTTGTTGGTGGTAAGTATTTCAAACCTAATCCAACTATTGTTGCTCAGTTTAGTAAAGATTTGCAATGGCTTAATAATAAACACGAATGGGTCACAGACGGGTTAACAGAAATTAAGACAGTTGATTTTGGGAATATTGGTGAGAAGTTTAATGAGGTTCTTAGATATGATACAGATATGTTACTTTATACTTTTCAAGTACCATCAGTGCTTATGGGAACAGGAAATATTAATGAAGGGATTGCTAAAGTGCAGATGGATGGATTTGAAAGAAAGGTTACATCATTCCAAGCTGAAATAGAAAAGGTTATTGAACAAAAGATTTTTAAGAGAATTCTTAATGCTAATGGGATTGACGTTCATGTAGAGTTTCAATGGGGAAGACCTTCTAATACGGAGCGGTATGCTAGATTGGATAAGTTATCTATGTTGATGGGTGGTATGTCTTCTTCTGAATCATTAAGAAGAATGTTAGAACGAGAAGCTATTAAGATTCTTGAATTGGACGAAGAGGAATATGAAGAGATGGCAGAAATAGAAGATGTACAAAAAGAAGAGGATAGGAAACGAGAAGAAGAAAGACCTCAGCCATTAGTTCCAGGACAAAATGCTAAGAAACCACAAAAGGTAGTTAAGCAAAGTTATGCAGAAGAACCATGTCCTCATTGTGTAGATATTGAAGAGAGTGGTAGTAAGTATAATGATATTGAGGAATGGTTAAGATTTAATTATAAGGATTATGTAAAGAGCATTGAAAAATTCATTAAAGCGGATGCTTATGCCCAGATTGCAGCATCCACAGCATTAGAAGAAGCTGCTGGAATGTTATCTCAGTCTCAGGTTAAAGTCTTTAAGAGAGTGCTTTCCAAAGGGTTCAAGAATGGGAGTAGTATTGACGAAATGGTAAGTGCTGTTAATAAGAACGTTGGGCTAAAAGATTTGTTAAAGATGGAGAATGGAGTTATTGTGCAAAAGAATGGAATTGATGTTGTAGTTAGAGGAAAAGATATGCGTGGAGTGTCTTTGGTAAGAACAGAAGTTACAAGAGCTGCTAATGAAGGAGCTATGAAGCATTTTAAAGAAGGAGGCATAACTAAAATCAGGTGGGTGAGTTCTTTTGGTGCTCGTACATGTCCAGATTGTGAAGCATTGAATGGTAGTATATATGAGATTGGAAATCAACCAAGTATTCCTCTTCATCCAATGTGTAGATGCACTGTCGCACCTGTAACTGAGTTATCTTAAAATGGCAAAAAGACCAGAGTGTGCAGTAGAAGGTTGCACTAGAGATGCATTTATGTTGTTTGCTGGAAAATGGGTTTGTGGAGTGTGTGTTTCTAATTATGATAGATTATTAAAAGAAAAACAGTTTAATCAATTGCAGGAGGTATCGTCAAATGCCAGTAACAATTTGTCCTAGATGTCAGCAACGAATATTAGTAGATAAATTTTCTGATGATGTCGAACATATTTGTAATTCAACTAATCCAGTCTTGGACGAAGAAGATGTTGTGGTAATTGGTGATTGGGAAGATTATACAGGAAGTGGAATTAAAAATAATCCATTAACTCAAGGTTCTGAGAATACATTGTTTGGTACTAGAGCTGCAATAGAAGGTGAAGATGATGAAAATAAGACAAGACGAGGATTAAGAAGCTCAACAAGACGGCAACGCCAGCATATTGAATGGATTGATTTATCCAAGGATGTAAAACAATGAAACAAAAACAAAAAGAAAAAATAAGCATCTCTTTAAATAGATATTGGAAAAATAATTCAATGGCAAAAATTAAATTAAGAAAGTTGTGGAAAGGAAAGCCTAAATCCGAAGCAACAAAATTAAAAATGAGTATAAGTCGAACAGGTAAAATTAGAAAACCTCGTATTGAAAAAAAATGTATTAATTGTAATAATAAATTTTATGTTGTTCCAAGTTTAAATAGATTACAGTATTGTTGTTGGGAATGCTATACTAAAAGTCAACAAAGGAAAGAAATTATGAAATTATATAGACAAACTGGTCATAACAAAGGAAAAAAAATGCCAAAAACATCTGAAAGAATGAAAATAAATAATCCAATGTTTGAAGAAGAAAATAAACATTATGGTAAAGATAATCCAATGTGGAGAGGTGGAATAAGTTTTGAACCATATGGAAAAAATTGGAAAAGTATTCGAAAGAAAATATTAAAACGTGATTATTATAAATGTCAAACATGTAAAAAGACATATAATGATGTTATATTAAATATTCATCATATAATTCCATTTAGAATAACTCATGATAATTCATTAAATAATCTTATAACATTATGTCCAAGTTGTCATTCGAAAATAACATTTGGTAGTGAAGCACAACTAATGAAAAAATTTATAAAACTAGAAGGAGGTGATTGCAATGAAGAAAATTGATATAATGAATCAACGAAAAGATGAAACTTGGGTAATTGTTAATGGTAAAACGCAGAGGGTTGAACAAAAGAAAGAAAAAGTAAAAGTAACAGGACCGATTGTAGAAAATGCTATTGAAGAGATTGAAGAAGTTGTCGTAATAAAAGAGAAGCAAGGAGGTAAAGAAAAATCGAAGAAACAAAAGAAGGCTTAGAGATAAGTGTTAAAGAAACAGAAAAAGATAAGATTAAAGAACTTTCATTTAATTTGAATACTATGAAGTCTGGGAAAGACGAGACGAATTAATTTTAAAAAGTGGTACTACTTATATGATTTGTATAATAAATGCTGATGGTGGTAATTCTAATATTGTAGATTATCGTGCATCTTGGTATGAACATACAGATAAAACACAACAATTTTAATAATGATACAAAAATATTCACCAACATGGATTAGTGATACATTCCCTTTGAAAGATTTAGAATGCCAATATTTTGATATATGTAGAAGCTTTAATCCAAAGCTTTGTAAGTATAAGCAACCTTGCAGAGCATATTTTATAATGAGTGATGATACAAAAGTTGAAGCTAGAGCTATGTTTCGTCATGGGCTTGAAACTTATGTTACACAGAATAATTTAAGTACACAAATCAAATTAATTTTAGGAACTAGAAGAATAAAGCCATAAAATTGAAAATATGGGCTTATATAAATTAATTCTATTTATTTAAAAAGAATCTTTAATTAATAATTTTAGGTGATAGTCACCAAAATAAATATTATGGTAAACATTAAGAAACCAACGCCCAAAAAAGATTGGAGATTAGTGGAATTTTTCGTTCCAATTAGTGAGGCTGTTGGAACAGGAAATGATTTTATGATTAGAGGAGTTGCAATTAATGAAACCACAACTCGTAATGGCGTCACGTATACTGCTTCTGAATTAGAATCCGCAGCACCATCTTTTCGAAATAAACCCATCATGGTTGACCACTCTGGTTCTATTAAAGATATTGTGGGTCGAACAACAGAAGGTGTTATTTTTAATCCCGCCAGAAAAGCTATTGAGTTTGAAGGAAGAATTATGGACAACAAAATTAAGGAGATGATTAATGATGGTAGGATTACAGATGTTAGCATTGGAGCTAAAGTAGATGACATTGTTGAAAATAAAGATGACGGGTCTTTTACTGCTATAGGCCTAGAAGGATTGGAGATTTCTTTGGTAGCAATACCTGGAGACCCTGGAGCAAATTTAGCAAATGCATTACACGAATCTTTTAAGTTAAAGGAAATGGAAATGAATGGAGAAGAAATTAATTTAGCACCAGAAGAAGCAGACAAATTTGAATCACAATTAAATAACGAAGAGGAGGACGATATGGAAGAAGCGGAAACAAAAGCACCAGAGGAAACTACTGAAGAACCAACTGAGGAACCTGTAGAAACTACTGCACCAGAAGTTGCAGAAGAAAAGGTTGTTAAGGTTGATATGACAGAAGCGAATAAATCTATTGCGGCATTAAGCGAAATTGTTGGTAAGTTAGCAAAGAAAGTTGCTGAACAAGATAAGACTCCAGCTCCATCTGCAAAGGCAGAGGAAGATGAGATTCCAGAACCACAAGTTGCTGATGAAACAACTGGCGAAGTTGGCGGAGAAGAACCTGAAGCTGTAGAGACTATAGATGAAGGATTTGTTGTAGAAAAAGCCGAAGCAGGGACAGGATTTCAGATGTATAGAGATTATTCTAAAGACAGTGGTAAGTTCAATAGACTTTGCAGATAAGATTTGATACAATGAAAGGGGGTTTTGAAAAATATGGCAGTTAATCCTTTAGGATACCAAAATTTAACAGATGGCGGAACACCTAGGATTATAACAGGATACGCTAAGGAGATTATCAGTGGCGGTCAATTAGTCGGTGCATCTGGAGCAGCAGGTGTTGTTACAAGCGGTGCAGCAAGTTTTGCATCAAGTGATATTGAATTATATCATATTGTTGATGTAACAGACGGTGCAGGAGCAGCAACTTTTGTTGGTGTGGCTTTGCATGATGTAGCGAGTGGAGCACCTTTGAGTTTTGCTACACGAGGTTCATTCTTACTAATGGTAAGTGGAGCTAACGTAGAAGCAGGATTTAAAGTCCAAGCAATGGGAGAAAGCAATATTGGTGAACTAGCAATTAGTGAATCAGGAGCTTTTGGAGCTATTGGTCGAGCATGGACTTGTGGTAGCGAAGATGATTTTGTAGTTGTCGATATTCATGGTTAAAAATGGCAAATAATATGAAATATGTTAAAGAGTTGTTACAAACAGATATCGGTACAGAAGGTCAACTTTTAATACCAAGAAAGATTCACGATACTCTAATTGAAGCAGTAGATAAGAATCTAATCCCTCGAAGTGAAGCAGCATTATATTTTGGTCCAGGAGATATTCCAGGCTCAAGTATTGATGTTGATTTAGTTACACCAAACACAATGGATATTCGTGTTGTAGGTGAGGGAGCAGAATCTATTATCGACCAACCAGGATATACATCATTTAACATGAAACCAGTTAAATATGGTGTAGCAATCAGAATAACTTCTGAGATGATGGAAGATAGTAAATGGAATTTACTTCAACATAGCGTTATGACAGCAGGAAAACGATTTGCTGAAAATGAGACTAGTCTTATTTTAAGTGATGGCCTAGGTAACTATGGAAACTCAGTTACCGGTGGAGCAGCAATTACGATTGCTAACATTACTAGAGCAATGCAATATTTGGATGATAACGATTATACTCCAACAACATTATTTGTTGGTATGGAAGTATTGAACGACCTTCGAAATATTGATACGTTTGTAGAGGCAAATAAAGTTGGAAATACAGATATGCTTCAGAGAGGGTTCTTAGGAACTATCTATGGACTTAATGTACTTAAGTTTTCAACAAATGCAGCACCTTCAACAGCATATAGCGCATACGCTTATGTTACAGACAAGATGCACGCATACGCTATAGCTGAGAAACGAACTGTTACAATCCGTAATTTTGATTTACCTGTAAATGATATGAGCGCAGCAAATATCACACAGAGAATCGTAGTTAAAGAGCTAAGAGCAAACGCAATTTGTAAGATTATAACATCTTAAAATTAAGTAAGTCTTAATATAACCATGCAGTTTTGAGAAATCTGCTGAAAACAAAAACCTCAGCCGTAAGGCAAAGTCGTAGGACTATAAATTAATAATAAAAACAATATGAAAGGAGGAAATAAATAAAAATGACAGGAAGTACAGTAGGCCCAGTTGAACAAGGATTAACACAAAGCTTTAGACCAACTGCTATGGTTGGAGTTGGAGACCCAGATAATGTGGTTTTAGCAAATTCTGGAACAATATTTAGAGACTACAATAATGATGCACTTTATATGAATAATAGTGGAGGAGTAGGCGCAGGTTCTGAATGGCAAACTTATACTTAGAGTTTTTAATATGCCAACGTGCATGTTTTAAAAACCTAAGACGATAAATAAAATGGTAAGAGATAATAGAATAAAATATTATACATTTGATAGCGTAGATTTAACAGGTGATGCAACTACAGGTTTGATTGATACATATACAGATAATCCACTCAATGGAAGAATTCAAAGTATTTATTTTGAAGCAGGAAATTGGGATGCCACAGGAAGTATAATGATTAGTGTTTCAGGCGTAGGGACAGAAGGTACAATATTGAACCAAGTAAGTGGAACAGCAACTGAACGTCAATTAGATGCAGATTGGGTAGTATTCCCAAGAGTAGCAACAATTGATACAACAAGAGTTACAATATCTGGAGCAGATGGCTATGATGAATTTGCAGAAATTCCAATTTGGTCAAATATAAGAGTACAAACGGGAGTAGTTGGAACTGGTAGTACAGCAAGCGGTTTAACTATTGTGTATATTTGATTACAATGGTATTTGCAACGACAGGAAGCATTGCAACACATATTGCGAGTAAATGGGTATTACCTGCGGGTGTAAGTGGTGCATTAGTTGATACAGTTAGTCTCCAAAGAATTAAGGTTCAGAACTATGCTGGAGAAGACATTAGTGCAGATGCAATTCCAGAAAAATATCAAGATATAATTACTGATTTTTCTAAAGCTGATGCTTTAGAAGAGGCATTCGCATGGGCTGGAACAGTTTCAGTAAGTGGAGGAGTTGTAGTTATTGATGCAGGCACAACAACAAGTGGTAATCTTAAACTCGGTGATATGTCTGTAAGTACTGAAGGTAAATCTCAATTATCTGCATTAAACTTTTTATCCGCTCTTTCCAAAGACATTCCAACTAAATTAAGAGAAACTGCAGAAAAATCATTAGAGAATTTACCTTTTGCCTACAGTTATTATAAGGCGAATGGATAATACTACTTTTGTTAAGATTACAAATGCAACTATTTATGAAAAACTTTGTAGTATTGAAAAAATGGCACAAGCAACAAACGGCAAAGTTAAATTAAATCGATGGATTGCAACAACTGCATTAACATTATGTTTTGCACTTGGTGGAGTTGTAATAACATGTTTAGTAAAATAAAATTGAATAAGGAGGTAACATGGTAACATTAAAATATATTGGAACACATCAACCAAAAGGGATGATTATTGAAGCAGAAGAAAAAGATGTGAAACGTCTTTTAAACAGTGGAGAGTATGGTCTTTTGGAAGCTAAAAAACCAACAATAATTATAAAAGAGGTAAACGCATATGACAACAGTAAGCGTATTAAATGATGCGTTTGATGAGCTTTTAGGCTATGGAGAACAGATTAGGTTTAAATATTATAATCAAATCGAAACTGGTGATTATGATGACGATACTACTTTACTTCAGTCTGGGAATGATTATTGGGTGTCTGGAGTAGTTCAGCCTATTAGTCCTAATCAATATAGTTCAGACTCTTTACTTTTAGAACAAGGAAAAATTCTTAGAGATGACAAAAAAGTATATGTAGCTGGGGATGTTCAAACTTCTGGCCTTGCTCCAATTAAAATTGGTCTTAATGGAAGTCCACCAACACAAGAATATAAGATTCTTGAAGAAGGACAAGTTACAGAATGGGGAGTTAATGGAAGCCCTATTTATAAAAAAATATATCTAAAATTTTTGACAAATGGAAGTTTTGTTGGTGAATAAATGTTATCTATAGTTATCCCATCACGAAATGAAATGTTTTTACAAAAAACAATTATTGATTTATTAGAAAAAGCTAAAGGTGAAGTTGAAATAGTAGTAGTTCTTGATGGATACTGGCCACCAACAGAAGAAATTGTTGATGACGAAAGAGTTATCTATTTACATAAAGGAGTTTCTGAAGGGATGAGAGAAGGTATTAATTCTGGAGTGGCAATCACTAGTGGCAAATACATTATGAAAATTGATGGTCATTGTATGATGGATGAAGGATATGATTTAGAATTAATTAAAGTACATGAAGATGATTGGGTACAAGTCCCAACACGAAGAAAATTAGATGCAGAAAATTGGTGTAATGTTACTAGTGGAAATCGAGACATTAATTATATGT